GGAGGATGAATCCCATCCTGATCGCTATCGGCCTTTTTATAGCGCGGGATCGCAACCTGATGGGATACAGGGCTGTGGAGCCTGGCGCGATTTTATCGTGATGTTCGGCACCCGCACCATCGAATATTTTTCGTTGAGCGGGGCCACGGACGCTACCTCTGCCCTCTATGTCTCACAACCGTCACTGACCGTTGACAAGGGCATTGCAGGGACTTACTGCAAAACCGAATACGGGGGTGCATTCGCCTTTATAAGTCATCAGGCCACCGGTGCGCCCTCGATTTACCTTGTCAATTGCGGACAGGCTACCTCTATTGCCACCGCCACGGTGGAAAAGCTGTTACGCAGCTATACCGCAGATGAACTGGCGACGGGGGTACTGGAAACGGTCAGGTTTGACAGCCATGAACTGTTGCTCGTCCATTTACCCCGACACGTATTGTGCTATGACGCTGCCGCAGGGCAGAACGGCCCGCAGTGGTGCCTCTTGACCTCAGGGCTGACAAACGAGGTGCATCGCGGGATCGACTACCTGTTTGAAGGTAACCAGATAACGGTAGGTGACAAACGCGAACCGATCACAGGGATCCTCCAGTTTGATTCGTCAGCGCAGTACGGAGAGCCAGCGCAACATCTGCTCTTTACCCCGATGTTCAAGGCCGATAATGCGCGGGTGTTTGATTTTGAGCTGGAGGCGGCCACGGGTGTATCCCAATACGCACAGCGGCTTTTTATTTCAGCCACAACGGACGGCACCCTTTACGGCAATGAGCAGATGATCGACGCTAACGCGCCGTTTGTTTACGACAGGCGTGTGCTGTGGCGACGTGTGGGACGTGTGCGGAAGAACATCGGCTTTAAGGTGCGGGTGATCACACGATCCCCGGTGACGTTGGGCGATTGCGCGATAAGGATTGAGTAATGGCTGAAAATACACTTAACACCCCGGTCGCCCCACAGGCGACCCGTATTGATGCCACCCTGCTCCCCAAGACCTTCCCTCAGCCCTATCTGCTCTACATTATCCAGCAGGGGATTGACCTGGGCAATGTGGCTGACAAGGCCAATGAGGCGGGTCAGGGTGCATGGGATGCACATCAGAAAATTGATGAGCAGGATCAGGTGTTGTCGGCACACACCGCTGAGATCGCAACGCTAAAAGCGGAGGCGGTAACCACATCGGCATCAACGAACCAATCCGTGCAAGGTCGCGGGGGATCTTTTCTTGTGGGCGATATCCCGTCACCGACAGGAGACCAATTGCAGGTGGGTGGCTCGGTCAACGCAAGGGGAGTTTATTGCGTTGCAGGAACGCAAGTAGTGAGTTCACGGCAATACGGGTGGACGCCCGCTGTCGGTACCGCACTTAAAGGGGCGTTTAACGCGGACACGGATTTCAGTGTCGGTACGACTTATTCACGCGTGGAAGTCCAGGCACTGGCACGCGGTTTGGTGGAGGCACGACGCCGGATCAAGGCGCTTGAGGATGCCCTGCGCACCCATGGGCTGATCAACTGATGAACATTCAATTAATCGATAATCTACAGATGTTATGGGTGTTTTTGAACACCGAGGCCAACACGGGCAATATCGTTGACGACGGGGATCACTATTTCATCAAGCCTGATGCGCTGTATCTCGGGGTTTATGAAGACAAAAGGCTGGTCGGCGTGCATGAAGTGCGCACGTTCTGGCACAGCGTCGTCGAATGCCACGCCATTTACGCCCCGGGTTTTCGAGGGAAATACGCGCTTGAGGGACACCGGCGCTTTTGCCGCTGGTTGTTGGCGAATTCCACCTTCACTAACAGTATCACGCTGGTACCGGACACTACCCGATACGGCCGTACCCTTATCCGGTTGCTGGGCGCGTCGCGGGTAGGCCATCTTGATGATGCCTACCTGAGCAACGGTAAACCCGTGGGGGTCACACTGTACCAGCTTACACGTACCCAATATGAGGAACTGGCCCATGTTAGTGCTCACCGAGCGGTTTAAAAACACACTACAGCCACACCATGGCCTGATGAAGGGCGGGGACAACGGCGCGGGCGCACAGGCCGATGCCACCCGGCAAAGCATTGGCTTGCAGCGCGAAATGTGGCAGACCAACCTGCAAAATCTGGCCCCGTTCACGCCGCTGGCGCAGCAGTACGTAGGGCAGTTGCAGGGGCTGTCTACGCTGGGCGGCCAGCAGCAGGCGATGGATGACTACTACCATTCAGGCCAGTTTAAAGACCTGGCGAACCAGGCACGTTATCAGCAGTTGGCCTCGGCGGAAGCCACGGGTGGCCTCGGCTCGACGGCCACCGCGAACGGACTGGCCTCCATTGCCCCGATGCTGGGGCAGAACTGGCTTACAGGGCAGATGAACAACGCCCAGAACCTGGCCAATATCGGTCTGGGGGCGCTGCAAGGTCAGGCGAACACCGGGCAGACCTACGCCAACAACACCGGTCAGTTGCTTCAGCAGCAGGCGGCTATGTCGGCAGCGAATGCTAACCGTCAATCAGGGCTACAACGTGCCATTGGCGGGGGCCTCGGTGGCGTTGGTACCGGCGCATCTATTGGTACCGCCATCCAACCTGGTATCGGCACTGCCATCGGCGCAGGATTAGGCGCGGGGATAGGCATATTGGGTTCACTGTTTTAAGGGGGGAATATGGCGACGTGGGATCAGGGTTTTAATGCGGGGGATTTGCTGGCCGGAATGGGCAGGCCGAATGATAACGCGCCAAAAGCGGAAGACGTCAACGCCTCCCTGGGCATGATCCGCGACAACAATGATCGTGAACGCGCGGGGCAAAGCAATCTGGGGTTGCAACTGCTTGGCGCGGCAGGCGCTATCACCAAGGATCATCAAGACGCGGCATTCAGGCAGGATTACGCCAACGCATACGCTTCCGGGGACCGAAACGCCATGCGCCAGTTGGCTACCCGCTACCCCAACCAGTTTGAGGCGGTGCGTAATGGTATGGGGTTCATCGACGACGATCAGCGCAATACCGTGGGCAGTCTGGCGTCGTCCGCCCGGCTGGCGTCACAAAGCCCGCAAGGTATGGCGCAGTGGCTGCAAGCCAACGCGGGGGATTTGGCGCGTGTTGGCGTAAACCCGGCCGATGTGGCACAACTGTATCAGCAAAACCCCGCCGGGTTTGGCCAGTTTGTCGATCACTTGGGTATAGCGTCGCTCGGTCCCGATAAATACTTCGACCTGCAAAGTAAAAACGCCCATCTGCAACAATCGGGGCGGATTGCTCAGGCCAATCTCGACCTGGGACAACAGCGCCTGAGCCTGACGGCGCAAAAGAACCAGGCAGATATTGCCAACAAGCAGTGGGAACTGAGCCTGAAAGCGGGAGAAAACAACAGCAAGGCGCAGACTACCCAGCAGAATGCCGTACAAAAGATGCAGGACTACGTGGGCGCGTATCAAAACCATGTCGGTCAGGTCTCCAACATGCTGGACACCCTCAACCGTGTGAAAGGGATTGACCCCAAGGTGTTTGACGGTGTGTTCGGTTTTGGCGGAGGCATTAAGTCCATGATCCCCGGTACAGCGTCGGCGGATGCCTGGGCGCAGATAGAACAGATGCAGGGGCAGGCGCGTCAAATGGGGGTGATCGGCATGAAAGGAACCGGGGCGGTATCGGATTCTGAAGGGCAGGCGGCGGCGCGGGCTTTCCTGAATATCAAGCAGAATACTTCACCCAAGGCGGCGCGTGCGGCTATCGATAACTGGCAGAAAGTCTTGGCGCGTCAGGCGGCCTATATGGAGAAACAGAAGCCCACCATCGATACATACCAGCAGAAAATCGACACGTTCAACGCAGGACAGAAGGGTGGCAGCGCTACGGCACCGCGCGTGGGGCAGATCGACAGCGGCTATACGTTCCTTGGTGGCGACCCGAGCAACCCTAACAGTTGGAGAAAGAACTAATGGCAGGCCCTTGGGAGAAATATCAACGCACGTCGGCGGCCGACCCCCCTTCCGAGGGGCCGTGGATCCAATACCCGCCGCCGCAAGCCGAACAATCGCCACCGCAACAGGGTGGCGATATTGTTTCTGCCGCTGAGCAACGCTTCGGGATACCCGCAGGGCTTCTCAGCGCGGTGATCAGCAAGGAGAGCAGCGGCAATGCCGGGGCGACCAGCGGAAAAGGGGCCATCGGGCTGACGCAGATCATGCCCGACACGGCACGCGGGATGGGGTACGACCCGGACGCGCTAAAACGCGATCCATCACTTCAGGTTGAGGCCGGCGCTCGTTATCTGAAACAGATGCTTGATGCGCACGGCAACGTTCCTGATGCGCTGGCAGCCTACAACTGGGGGCCAAGCAACATGCGGAAGTTCCTGCGAGGAGAGAAAACGCAAATTCCGGCAGAAACGGTAGGTTACGTGACGGATCCGCGTTTTACGCCGTGGACACAGGCTGCGCAGCCGGGTAGCGAAAACGAGTTGATGCAGCTCAGCCAGCAGGTCGCCCAACCCTGGGTACAGCCTGCCCCTGAACCAACGTTAACCGACAATGCGGTTCAGGCGGGTAAAGGTGTGGCGCAGGCCGCCGTGAATGTGGCCAATATTGTGCCAACCGTTTACGACGCGCTGGCTGGCACGGTGAACCAGGCGGAAGCGGCCCTGGCCGGGCGTCCTGCTGATTACACCTCCATCGGTCGTTTTGAACTTCCCGAGAGCATGAAACCCACGGATCCTTACGCGCAACT